ATGAAGGGTGGAAAGCCGGCAGAGAACGACGAGGAGTACGTTTTCCGGTACGACAACGCTGAGGTTATCATTGACGACGATTCATTGCCAACCATTGTTGTCGGCCCAAGAAACAACGACAGCATCAAGAAACTCCAAAATGGTGATTTCAGCAACGCACTCTGCTACGTGGAGGTCAGCTCTAAGAGCGGAGATATGCTCACGTGCTATGCCTTGGGTAAGGATGTTATCGGTGCAGCCAAGCAGATGATGGTCGACCCATATTCTTTGATGTACAAAACCTACACAGGAGGCGCAGAGGGTGATGTCGACAGCTCCAAGAAGCAGGACATGAACTGCTCGGAGGGGCTCAACTGCGATGCTTCTGGAATTTCAGGCGCACAGGATTTGCTTCAGAAATTCGTGGATGATGCGGCTTCTAAATACCATACAAACCTAACTCTTGAGTGGAAGCCTTACTCTTGGAAGTGGAGTCCGGAAAAGACGTCAATTCAATATGTTATTCAGGAGCATACTGAGAATTCTGATGGGGATTATACAATGTCTGAGATTACGGCCCATCCTTCTGAAGTACAAGAGTTCGCAAATTCAGTTAAAACTTTTATCCGGGAAACCGTGATCCCCTACCTCGTAGACAATGCACCAGAGGTGGACCGAATTCATGGTCTATTCAATGACGGCAGCTCTTATCTACAGCTTGGTGATTTCGACACCGATTCACCAGATGTCGATAAAAACGATTATGAGGAAGAGCTCGACAGCTCCAAAAACCAGAGCATGAACTGCTCGGAGGGTGAATCTGGCACAATCTACACTGATTCCGGCAACGAGGTTGCAATCACCGATATTAAGGTTGTTCAGAATCCGGAGACCAATGCCCTCGCGTTGTTCGTCCCGGAGAACGGCGACGATGAGATTCCGGAAGGATTCACTGTAATCGGAGACGTCATCGCAACGGCATCTGGCGCTCCGGCAATCGAGGAGAACGCGGAGACCGGTGACGACAGTCTGAATTCCTCCAAGAAGCCTCCGATGAATCGCGCTCAGCGTAGAGCCGCTCAGAGAGGTGCACGCAGACCCAAGAAGCGCTGATACAACCCATTAGCGTTCACTTCTATATAACTGATAAGAGGCCGGTGTGTCACGGAAGCTGGCACACCGGCTTTTGTATGAGATAAGGGATAAGGAAGGTGATTCAATGTCTATATACGATAAGGGTTCGATGAAGACTGCAGCTGATGTAGTCGCGCTCATGCAGTCTATGCTTACACCGGAATCCTTTGAGCGCTGGCGTGCTCTATTTCCAGACAGCCGCATTGAGGAATTTATCGAGGAGTATCTCGACTATGACCAAGCGCGCGGCTGGGAAGATGAGGTCTTCGATGACCCCGACCAGCAGCAGTATGTGATGTCTGAGGAGTACTGGGAGGAGAATTTCGGCAACGACCCGACCTACGCCACCACTACTCGGTATGTCAATAATGTCCGCCACGGCGATTCTGATTCAAAGTTCACCGTCGGCTATCCTGAGCCGTATGAACCGTCAGAGGAGGACCTCGAGCCGGAAGAGCTCGCCGCTAGGTATGGTGAAGACCCAGCCTACTGGCGTCACACGAAAGGCGGCAAACTGAACAGCTCTAAGCTCCGCGAAATCTGCGAAGAGTACATCGGCGATGATAGTGCAGCTATTCATGACATACTCGATGCGCTCGACGATTTTGGTTACACCGAAAGCGTCTTCAAGAAACTTCTGGATGTCTATGGATATTCTGGCTTCGACGCAGACGCTGTCAAGGAGAAGATGGATAATCGCTCCTGGGACGAGACAGAAGCCCACGAGTTCCTGACAAATCTACTTCAGGTTGTCGAGGACCTGGGCTATGCAGATAAGGTATTCTCGAACATCATGTTCGGCGAGGGTAACAGCTACTGCAAGGAGCACAATATCGGATACTACGCTGAAAGAAATAGCAACCTGAACAGCTCGTTGAATTGTGCTGCCGTTCAGAACGCACACGTCGAGCAAACACCGCAAGGTACGTGGGTTGTTCGCGGCGATTCTGAACGTTTCGGTAAGAATGCTATTCTCTATGAGGACTACAAGAAGCAGAGGGCAGTCAGCTACCTGCATAAGCTGAACAAATCTGAATCAGCCAAGAATATGGCCAGGTCACGGTACAAAGCTGATTTGAACTCTGAAACCAATGCAAAGGGCAATATGAGAGTCCGCGCATCTGTCAACTGCGCACGTCATCAGCATGCAATTACATGCCTGAATTGTGCAGTCAGTGAGGTTACGGTGCCTACAGACTTTGTCCGTACTGAAAGCCGAGCATTCGACCTGATGATGATTGTCCAGAACGAGCTCTGGGATAAGGGCATGGACGTTACCATTAAGCAGCTCTACAGACCGAAGTCCGACACATTCCGGTTCAGCTACATCATTACCGACGCGACCACAACAGACGAGCAGGTTGATGCGGCTATTGAGGAGATTGTCGGAAAGCTCGTTCAGTCTGGTTTTATACCGGCTGAAGCATACGGTGACCTCGGGCTGGTTAGCTCTGAGGGTGGTAAGGAAACTACCGATATTTTCATAAATGTGTTCGAAAAATTCCCGAGCATGAAACTCTGGGAATGCATGAACTGGCTGGAGCACGAAATGTGGGCAGAAGGCTGGGATGCTTCTATCGAGAGTGCTGACCAACCTAAGCCCGACCAGATTGCGCTTACGGTGTCACACCCGTCATCGATTTCAGATGAGGACATCGATGACTTCATTAAGGACAGGGTTCTCGAGTTCATCGAAAACGGCTATGAAAGATTCGTCTATCCTGAAACAGACCCGCGCTCTAGATATAATGCTTCCCTTTCCTGCAGCGTTGACTGGGTAAGCGGTGATGGTAATGCATTCTACCTGGTCGATGACGGTGAAGACGACGGCTGGGGAGACACGGACGAATACGAGGACTATAAAGTCGAAACAGACGAGTACGGTAACGATGTTGTCCATTATGAGGGCTATGTCATTACCGGCAATGAGCGTATCGGCTATGTCGCGCTCAGCCCATACGGAACCTGGTCACCTACAATCTACCGCTCAATCACCGATGCGGTTGACGATGTTGACAGAGACATCGCTACGAAAAGCCAAGCTCGTGCGTAACGGGAGGTGAGCTAGATGCTGAAATTGCAGCCGCTCAATTCGACGTTTGCTAACCACGAGCATACCGAGAAGTCCAAGAAGAAGATTGCTGAGGGCACATTGGAGTACAATGTTCAGCGACTCGAGGACGGCGTGGTCAAGCAAACCTATCACAGTCTGTGGGATGCTGTGGCGTGGGTTAAGAATAACCACAAGACCCGTGCGAAAGACGAGAGCATCTATAAGCGTATTCAGTTCGCAATCTACGGTTGTGATGATACCAAATCGGCTTATGGCTACCAATGGAAGATGGACAAAATCCCAGGAAAGAAGCTCAAGGAGTCTGACTGATGGATGCTTTAATGCGGAACTCTATCAAAGAGGGTAAGATACGATTTACGCTTCCTAGAATGAGCCCCGCAAGGTTCTCCCAGTTATCACCTTATGAGAAATACCGCCGGCACATCCTAAGTGTTCGCAATGCAGTCTACAAGCAGAAAATGTCGGGTATGATTGACCTTAGTCAGCAGTACGACGTCAGCAAGTGGGACTTCAGCAATGAACCGGATGTGCCGGGGCGTATTGGCATAAAGAATGAGCACTGGAGAATCTACAAAGATGCTCATCAAGAAGCGATGCGTCGGATAACAAACCGTCCAATCGGTCGGTACACACCTTGGGGTAACCTTAGGCAAATTTATCCGAACTTCAGTGCTGCTGCTGAGTGGGTTATGTGGTATTTCAAAGACCACATTTCTGATGTTCAGGGCGCCCGTCCTCCAAAGAGTAAGGAACGTATCGAGCGTAGAATACGTCAGTGCTGCTTACATTGGATGGACGTATCACCAGACGACCAATTCGCCTGGGAATATTTCTGGGAAGATGAAATCTACAATATGGGCAACATCCCATCGGTAGCGCGTCCTTATGACTTCGTTTGGAAATATCTGACATTCGAGGAAGCAACCACAATCCAATTCGGCGACCTTGAGTCGCTAGTCTATAAAGGAAGCAGGGGTAGCGGTGCTAAGACTAAATTGCAAGATTGAGCCGCAGGAAGATGAATTTGCGGCTGACCCTGATAAGAAGGAATCCAAGGAAAATCTGTACACCGACTTCGTGTCGTCCAACATCGACGGCATGGCCTACAAGGTTGAGAAGAAGCAGCTCTGGATTCGGTTTAAAGACGGCTCGGTGTATACTTATTATGACGTCCCGATGAGCATTGCAAAGGGATTGTATAAGGCAGGTTCAAAGGGTAAATACTTCTGGAAAAAGATTCGCAACAACCCGCGCTACAAAGTCCAGAAGTTGACTGCATCGCTGAACTCTGCTCTCAATAATTATTCAGGGTTGAAAGACCAAGGAGGTGCTTGACGTGCGAATACTCAGAGTGAAACTCAACTCTGCCGCGGTTGCCCCTAGCAAGTTTGAGGAGACCGTCGACGACCAGTTTATGCAGGATATGAGCTCGGTGATTACGCTGGAGGACGGCAGTTCACTTGACCTTAAGAAAGCTGTTCTCTTGTATAATCCGAATACGCACAAGATTCAGCTGACTGATTCGAGCGACATCCCGAAAGACTTTATCCAGGTTGCTACACTCACGATTACTCCGGATGAACCAACTCCGGTTGATATTCCGATGGAAGTTCCTCCTGAATTTGAGGAAGAAGAGCCAGTACCGGAAGAAGAGCCGGAAGAACAGCCTAAGGGCGAGGAGGAAGAGCCTACTCCTCCTGAGAAAGAATCCGCAGATTTCTTCCAGTAAACCGAACAGGGCGGCTTAAACAAGTCGCCCTGTTGCTGCCTCATAAATTGCTTACATGCTGCGGTACTGTATAATAACATATACACCGCACATATACGCATATAAGCAAAACCAACAGTCGGAGGTGCTAGTATGTTATTCAAGGTTAGTCAGATTTCTCCTGATGTAGAGCTCGTGTTCGCAAATGCAGACAAGTACATCAATGTCTATCCTTCTTATCATCAAGTCGGAGGATTAAACTATCGGAACGTAAACCAGGTTGACTGGGAGGCTGTCGGAAATCAATACAGGTGGTCAGCTCCCATGCCGCAAATCACCGACGAAACCATACCGGTGATTCAGCTGGTGTACTCCTATAATGCGACAGATTCACAACAACAGCAGCAATATGCAGCATTTAGAACGATAACAAGTGTCGAAACCGTATCTGGCTCTATGCGTCTGTATGTACCAATTCGCCCTTCCGTAGATTTCAGAATTCGGTTCCGTATCTTGAACAAGATGGATTTGGCAGTGCTTCTGAATCGGATGTTTGCTATTGGAGCTGGGTATGTTCCGAAACGTGAAGTCGTAGAGTCTCTCCTAACCGGTTACAACCCCACAACGGGGCTATCCGGTGTAATCTCAGGTATGATACCGACGGTTACCAATGCCTATGCTGGTGTCGCGCCTGCCGGTGTTCTTAGCCGGTTGGCTAAGCTAGAAGGAATGTACAATCAATCCCTGCAAGCGCCGTTCAAGATAGAGAGCTACAATAACGGTGCTCTAACCCAGACAGATACCTACCTAAGCCAAGCTGACATCTGCAATGTACCGTCAGGAACGTGGGCTGACGACTGCGTAATCTATACCGCTACGGATGCTGTATTCACCAACGCCGCACGCTTGTTTTACCAACAGCACGCTACGACTTTGGATTTAACACACGTTTATAGTGGTAACGTGATTTCCTTTAGTTATGCGTTAGCGTGCAACGGCATGCTTGAGAGTATCAAGGGTCTTGATTTACTTGATACACATAGTGCCGAGGACATATCCTATATGTTCTCGGATGATGTCTGGCTAGAAACAATCGACCTAAGCAATCTTGACCTAGACAACGTCACAAACATCGAAGGTCTGTTCAAGGGGTGTGAAGGTACGATGACGATTAAAATTCCTAACCTAGATTTTACAAAAATCGGTGTTGGTGGTGTACCACTGATAGAGCAGCCGGATGTATTCACCGACCTTCGCCCTTCCTGTACAATCTGGGTAGGCGGTGAAGCGCAGCGCGAAGCGATACAAGCCCAATACCCGAACTTGCAATTTATAGCCTATAACTGATTTATTTCTGTATATTAGAATGAATGATATAACTTCGACTACCTGCGGTGTGTTTGTTATAATTAGGATAGACAGTCAGTGGGTTTTCGGTATTGTATCGTTTAATTCGTCGAGAGGAGGATACGCGATGCAGAACGTGCTCTACGGAGTTGATGAGACTACCGGTATGCAGGTTGACCTGACTACAATTACCTTGCAGAACACAGTGGTAACCGAGGCTACTGACAGCGAAGGAAACTCTTTCATCGGTGACCAGCTGATGCTGATTACAGACAGAGATTTCCTATATGTGCCTGACCTTGACCAGAGCTTGTCTGTCGGAGACCAGATTTACCTTGACAACCAGACTACACAGAAGTGGGTTGTTCGTAAGGGTTGGTACCGAGTTGATGACAACCCGGCAATCTACGGTTACTACCTGGAATCTATTCCTGCTGGTAAAGTCCGGAGTCTGTTCCTCAAGGATTTCAACTCCCTGACGTTTGTAACGCCAAAGACGCAGTTTACTCTGCCGACAATACTATCAGAGGAGGATACCGAGAAATGACCAAGCTGAAAATCAATGCCGCAATTCCGGATGATGCTCAAAATCTGGTTGAACCGCCTGCAGACACTGCTGGTCTCGTTACCACGGACAACGCTGAGGAGGTAGCAAACCTGCTTCGTAACACCTACAGCAGCGTTCAGGAACTGGGACCTGCATTTATCGTGTCTACCGAGGGTGACCCCGTCCTCATGTATCGCAATGATGCCAAAGGTCAATGGGACGTCATTCCATTCCGTATTACCGGCAAGCAGGGTGTTCTGAACGAATCTGGTACATTCTGAGGGGGTGCTGATATGGTAAAGGTTCCACCTTCACGCCTAAATGCTTCAATGCAGGACGTTCAGGAAGCTATCAGCACAAAGGCACTTGCTAGCAAGACCCCGAATGAGGTTGAGCAGCTTCTAAAGTCTTGCCCAGAGTACCAGAAGGTCACATCTCTGGGTGCTGCTTTTCGGGTATTCGACGGTCACCAGTCGATTACAATCTGGTACGATAAGAACGCAGGTACGTGGGTAGGTCAGCCAAGCCAGTCTACCGGCGGTGTTCACTGCTTGCAGGCAAACGGCGCGTACTCACCGTTCTAAGGAGGTGTCCTGATGGATTACCGACCAAAACGATACGCGATTAGCAACTGGAGGCAAGCTACTAATTGCGTTAGCAACATCGACCGCTCCTTGAGGATTACCTATACCCAGTTTGTCAATTCGTATATACTCGAGGGCGGTAGAATTCAGGTAGTGCATCCTGAATACGGAGTGCTCTTCTCGGCGTTGATTCAAGCGTCAGGTACACTAACCGAATACGATGACAGTGCCTTCCTTTCAACGCCTGATATACTCAGGGCACTCAGACAACTCGGTTTTGACATACAATTCAAAACGAACCCGGTTATTAACCAGGCTACGCTTGAATATCTAAAGTCTGCAGTTACGCTTGGATATACATCAGTACGCTGGTGCATCAAGAAGCATAAAAAGCAGACAAATGCTCAGGTTATTACAGGCAACTGCAGACATCCGCTATGCCGTGAAGGTCACACCTTTGTCGTGGTGCTGTTCGACGAGAATAAAACGCCTGAGCTTCTGAATCAGTATCCGCCTCCTATCAAGAACTTTGGCGGAGACATCATGATTGTTGACTTGGAAAAGAACACATCACTTGATTTTTCTTGGCTGATATTGCCAATGAATATTCAGAGCATCATCGATGCTCAACCTGATTGAAAGGAGGTTAGCGTATGTTCGGAAAGATTATGCGCCTAGACGGCAAACGCCAGAACAGAGTTGACCCCGGTGCCTTTATGGGTATGTTTTCACCGGAGGCTCAAAAGACAATTCGTGAAATGGACACCCGGGTTCACGACGGTACAAAGCTGAATTCCAGCTTGAACCCGAATCCGCATGAGCCGACGATTGTCCGTTCGAGCACATACCCGTCCTACCTGGATTATACCTTTGTCCGTACATTGTACTGGAACATCAGCATTCATGGCAGAATCCCGAAGCTCGCTCGTGTGTTCTGGAACAACGACAACTCGGTCGTCTTCGAGTTCGAGGAAAAGGTTACGGACGAGGTGAAGGATGACCTGCATGAGCTGCTGATTTCGCTGGGGCATCCGGAGTTTACAAACCCGGAGATGTCTGGCAAGCGAATCGGCTTCGACATCGAGAACGCTTCGTATACCGCACCGCGGGGTGATGACGGTGAGTGAATACCCGATGAAGGATTATGCTGATGTGTTCAACTACGTCCCTGGTCAGCCTATCGAGTTGCCGAACTCTAACGAGTCCTATCACGGGCTTCAGGCTTGGGTTGAAAGAAACAATCAGCTAATCTACAGACTCCTGGTTAGTGACACAGAATCAATTCGCGCTATTCAACCGGGCGTTCGTCTTAAACTGGTTCAACAGCTTAAGGAACGCAACAAAGAACTGCGTCTGCTGCGACTGAATCGCATAACTGACAAGCTCACAAATAAGCTGGAATATGCTATCGATGCTCTGATGCAATCGGATGTAGAGCACGACGCGCAGTATATTCCCATGTATACCCAGTTGCTGGTATCTTTGCAGACCGCTGCAAAGACTATTGACATTCCCAGTGAGGTTCAGGATTCTATAATCTTTGAATCTATCGAACAGGAACAGCAGACTGAGTTGTCCGCTCGTGAGCGTCAGAACCTCCGAGACGCTGCAAAGGAGTTCAGAAAAATATGTACGAGTTCCTCGACAGATTCACCTCCGACTGGACCGCCGACGACCTAGGAGCAATCCTAGGTTCGTTACCGGATGAGTACCGATTGGATGTGAACGCCTGGGCACCGGTTATTGCTTGTGTCGGCGTTCAAGGATTTCTGCGCCTATGCGCAACGTTTCCGAATCAGCCTGTGAAATTCCCCTCGCTGTTTGAAGTACTTTCAGTGTTCGCTGCTAAGGAAATTGTCCTTAAAATGCGAACGATGACTCGGGAAGATGCAACCAAACAAGTCCTAGGAACCTTAAAACTTAAGGAGGTAGATAGGATTGTCGATAGACTACGCTCTGCTCCGGACGCTCCTGCAGCTAAGCCGGACTAGACAAGACGTTACCGAGTTGTATCTTACCGAATGCTCGAAGTACCTAGCAAACAGAACTGATGGAGGGTCAAAGGATGATTATCGGAGTATCAACAATAAGCTGGATAGGGCAATTGCCGCTCAGCAGTCTAAAGAAGTATCTTGAGTATGTGGACTACCTGGTTGTCTCGGTAGATTCTGCCGAAGAAGAAGGGGAATATCTGGATAAGGTATTTTACCGCCACATTCCGTACCCTGAGCTGAAAAGTCTCTTGAACTCATGGGGCTGCTGCAAAGCGTACCCTAGGAAGGTATTGTGGTCTAACCACTTTGCCGTCCAGGAAATACCGACAGGTTTGACGCCTGAATTATTAGAACAGAGGTGGTTAGATGACCTACGGGTTAGAGGATTGGTACAATGAGCTGTACCGCATATTCTCATGCAATCAATCCCTGTTGACGCAAGCGCAGACATTGCAGGTCGGTGACTGCTTGCGCTCACTCATGGCAGGTGAGAACATCACCTACAAGCTGGAATCTCTATACCAGTCTTGCCGCAATCACGACAAGATTAGAAAGCCGCTCGAGAACTACCTACACCGTTACATCGATAACGTCAAGGAAGACAGTATCGAGCAAGGTCAACCAACGATTTCAAAGGAGGATATGAACGATGGTATTCTGCCCGAACAAAACATCAATAAATACGTCGGCACAGCAGCCGGCTCCTCAGCAAGCCCCTACTAAGCTGAACTGTGCAATCGGCGTTGACAGAGAGCTACTGCTCACAATCGCGCAGGACCTGACTGACCACGCACAGAATCTGGCAGCGTCGGTTCAGTCTCGTCTGGAAACTCCTTTGAATGAAACGTCAGAAGAGTCTCAGGAAAATACCCAGCAGCTGCTTGACTGGGTCGCTGATTTGTACGCAATCGGTTCGGAAATCAACACTTACCTCAACCCGGAGGTCGAGGCAAAATGATTACCAAAGCGGAACGAAAAGCTGCTGAGAAAGCTGCTCGCTCCTGCTACCAAGACGTTCTGGAAGTAGAAGTAAAGGAGGACCCGAACGACGAGTCCTCCTTGCTTCTTACTATCACACGCGGGGTGAAACTACCCCAAATGCGAATGAGCAGAAACTCAGCCACTCCTGAAATAAAGAGGGTGAAACCGTGACCGAAATGCTCGACATTACCAAGCTCTCCCCTGACCGGTTCAAATCAATCTACAATTCATTGAACCCATCAGAGCAAAAGACGCTATTAAAAATTCTCGATGAATTGGCAGAAACCGGTGAGAGTGAAACATACAACCGAATATGGCTAGAAGATTATGAGGAGATACCGGTTGATATCGACACATTCCTAGAAGACCCGAAATACCTAGGAAATGCAACGAACAACGGTACTCAGATATATCCATTCTGGCGTGAGCAGCTTCGTAAGATATTTGAATTCGGCGATACCGATTATGAAGAAATCGCATTCACAGGCGCTATCGGTATTGGTAAGACGCAAATCGCGGTATACTCGATAGCCTACCTCACATACAGACTTCTGTGTCTGAAGCACCCGCAACGATATTTCGGATTTGCAGATACAGACGACATTGCGATATTCTTCTTCAACGCAACAGTCGCTCTGGCTCAGGCTGTCGGCTTTGGCAGACTTCATGCTTGCTTAATGGAATCGCCTTGGTTCCTAGACCACGGTAAGGTCATGGGTTCTCAGGACAATCCGTATTATGTCCCAGGAAAGCATATTGTTATCAAGGCCGGTTCGAAATCGACACACGGCTTAGGTCAGCAAGTGTTCTGCGGATTCCTGGATGAAGTCAACTTCGCACCGGGTGCGAACACCACGATGGAGAAGTCTAAGATAATGCAGACTTACTCCTCTGTCAAAGCCAGAATTAAATCGCGTTTCATCAAGAACGGAAAACTCCTTGGTAAGATGTTCTTGGTTTCGTCTAAGAAGGCACGAGACGACTTCCTGGAAGTTTATCTAGAGAAACGACGTAAAGAGAAAGACTCAGACAAGCTCTTCATCGTTGACGAGCCGCTGTGGGTTGTCAAGCCGTCTGACACATACTCTGGTATAACCTTTAAGGTAGCTTATGGAGCAAAACAGCTGGACCCGAGAGTCATCGAACCCGGTGAAGACCTAGACGCTCTAGAGAAGATGGGTTACTCAATCCTGGACGTGCCGATTGAGTTCGAAGGCGACTTCCGACTCAATATTATCACAGCACTGCAGGATTTGGCTGGTAAAGCACTGCCTGGCACTACAAGCTACTTCAGCTACAGGATTATTCAACCGTGTCTCTGTGACCGACCGAACCCATTCTCCGCGGAGGTACTTGAAATCGGCACAAATGACCACATGGAATACCAAGAGTTCTTTGACCTATCAAAAGTACCGAAGGAGTTCTTCAATCGACCGATGGCGGTGCATCTGGATACTTCTTTGAGTAACGATATTACCGGTATATCAGGTGCATGCTACGTCGATAACGTCATGGCTGATACCGATGACGGTACCATCGAGAAGCGTGTCTATGCTCATGTATTCTCGGTAGGTATTAAGGCACCTCCCGGTACAGAAATCAGCCTAGCAAAGAACAGACGATTCCTGTATTGGTTGCGTCAGGTTGGATTCCATATAGCAATAATCAGCACGGATACTTTCCAGACTGCTGAGTCGCATCAGATACTTCGCGACAAGGGATTCGATACCGCAATCCGGTCACTCGACCGTACACCAGAAGGTTACAAGACACTTCGTGATTCTATGGTCGAGAACAGAATAAGCCTGATAAAGCACACCAAACTCGAGAACGAGCTGATTTACCTACAACGTGACACCAGCACCGGAAAGCTAGACCACCCGTCGAACGGCTCGAAGGATATTTCGGATAGTCTAGCAGGTGCTGTTTGGGACCTCAGCTTGTTGCCGTATGAACCAGTTCTGCATAATTTTGTTATGTACGGGCACGAAGAGGAAAGCAGAATGCCCGACGCATTTCAAAGCACGCTGTTCGGTGGTTTAAAGCCGTTCGACCCGCTACAATTCGAACGCGGTCCAGACGATTGGGAAATATTTGAGCGGATGTCAGCAATGCCCTGAACCGTATGAAATTACAGACAGCACGTCAAGAAATACCAGCTTGGCGTGCTTCTTTTATCTTGATTTTACGGTGTATTATAGGTTGTAACAAACAAGTAGCACGCTAACGTGTGCGCGTGTTTTTGTTTATGTGTATACTGTTATATACAAACACACGAAACCACGCAAAACCACAGCAAAACACAAGCGTTTTGTGTTTCTCATTATATACATACAGTGAGGAGGTACACGACCGTGCCATTATTCTCTAGAAGAAAGCGGCAGAAAGTCGAGAACAACGCTGTACCAGCCAATAAGGTTGTGCAAAAGCCCGACCTGTTCGACATTGACTACCGCGTATTGACTGGTGCTCTCACCGACCTCGACCAGATAAAGCAGTCCACGACAGCCCTAAAGGACAGGGCTACCATGTACAATGCTATGGCACAGCTCCGTTCTGATGCTATTATCGGGCCTGCTATCGAAATCTATGCCACAAACGCAACCGGCACCAACGCCGACGGTAATGTCATCTGGGCAGTCCCAGTGTCGGATGATGAAATTTCAATCCTAGCAGCTAAGGCTGCTAATGAGCGAATCAAAGCCTGGAAGCTCAACTGGCGTGCATACAGCCACATGATTGAGCTGGTGACGTATTCCAACCTGTATCTTAGAACGACCGAATTCGTTACACCTCGCTCTAATGATACCGAGTCTCAGGGCGTCCTCAGCTTGAATCAAAGAAACCCCAATGAGCAATGGGATGTCAGAACTGACGTTGCAGTCCCACCGGCTATCATCTACGAACTCCGTCATGATGACGAGCCGTCTGCATTCTGCGTCGACTTTTCACTCCAGGAGAACATGAACTCTTCTTCCTACACAAGCTGGTGTAAGATAAAGGGTAAGCCGTGGTCTGTTCAATCCAGCGATTCAGTAATCCACATTGTCTACAATCTATCGCTATACCCGACAGAAATTGAAGTTGAGGACCTCGACGGCATTACGCCTTACACGATATACCAAGGCGACCCGATATTCATCGACGCTTACATACCGGCTCAGATACTGTCACTCCTGGAAGACGCAATCGTCGCTAACCGCGTAACTCGGTCTTCTCTTATAAGAATACTTCAGATGGAGGTTGGCGACTGCTCGCCGGCTGAAGAGCGCCGACTGCTAGACCAGTTGAAGCGCCAGATGGAGCATAAGCTGGCACAGAATACGAATACAGGTTCAGCTTCGTCTTATGCAGACCCAGGACCGCTCGAGAAGATTGTCTATACGCTTACTCGTAAAGGCAACGGCGAAATTAAGCTGGAAACGCTGGGCGGTGACGTCAATATCAGAGACATCGTTGACCTCGACTGGTACAAGCAAAAGATTACGTCCATTACCGACGTTTCACCAGGCAACCTCGGTCAGTCTACCGACGAGGAAGGTACCGGTGGTGCCACGATACTGACGCAGAACAACATCAGACTGTATCGTAAGATTATCAGCTTGCAGCACGCTTATAGCGAGGGCATTCGTGAAGCTCTGAATACGTATTTCCGCAAGAACAACCTTCCGGATTACAAGGACCGGTTCATGGTTAAGATGCAACCTCCGGTAGGTCCTGAGGATGAAACCAAATCAGAGCTCGCGTCTAACGCAGTATCCCGCGCTACCGAGATTATTCAACTTCTGGAGAACTTGGGAGTTACAGATTCTCAGATAAAGGTTAAGGCAGTCAAATCACAGCTTGATATTATCGACCCGTCGATTTACAGACTGCTGAATCAAACCGATTTCAGTAAGCAGGCACCACCTGAGAAAGAGGAAAATCCCTTTATCTAATGGGTAGCAAGTAATTCTGATAATAGTCTATATAATAGAAGGAACAGACAAGATGTTCGTCTGTTTAAGCGAGGTGAGAAACGATGGGCACAGAATTGATAAAAGACTCGGCCGGAAAGTTTATCGTAGGCGGTGACTTTCTGGACATCGGCATCCCAAACCAAGACGGATTGACATTTTCCCGTAAGACAGTTGAGTGGCTGATGAATGACGATTCATTCCAAGACGGCCTTGCTCGTCACATTTTCCCTGCCTACGTCGAGCATCCGACAGACAACACACCAGGCTTCAGACAAACCGAAGCCGGTTTCCTTATCGACTGCCACATTGAGGGCGATAAGCTGAAAGGTAAGATTGAGCTGATTGATACCGAAGAAGGTAGATACATCAAAGACCTTTACCTACACGGCATACGCCCCGGTGTTAGCATTCGAGCAAACGGGTGCACCGACACCGGTGGATACCCCGGCACGACAACCGGTCCGATTGACTTCTTTGGATTTGACTTCGTGATGCTTCCGGCATTCAAGTATGCGGTTCCTATTCCGCTAGCCGCTTCTCGGCGAAACCTCTCACAGAAACCCCTGAGGCTAACAGACACCAGCCGTCAACTGGCAGCTCTGAGAAAGGGAGCTCTGTGCGAGTTGTTATATAATTCGCATTTCAAAAACTTTAGCTAAAGGAGAGATTGATACCATGCTGAAACCTTACACGAACGCCGGCAAGTCTGGTCTCCAGAGCCTGAACAGCAGCCGCGCAGCAAAAGGTCTGCCTGAGTACGACCAGATTGGTCTGTCCAAGGCTCAGAAGATTCTGAACAATGCGTACGCACTTCAGAAGAGAGCTCTGAACTCCAGCTTGCTCCCGACCTCAATCATTCCGAGTGCAACCCAGCCGGGTGATGTTCTTCAGAAGACAACGTACATGAACGTTCTTCGTGCAGTTCTCGTCGACTGGCTCATTCCGGAATTCTGCACCATGCAGCCGATGGCTTCCCGCCACACCAGCGTTCCGTACACCCTGTTCCACTACGGCGAGGACAAGGGCAACGTCAAGGCAGGTCAGGTGTTTGCAAGCCCGTTCGAGCTCAGCCGCGGCGAGGATAACTACTCTGGCAGCGACATCAACAACGAGCCGCTGACTGACCTGTATCTCCGTGCTCCGGTCATCCCGACCACGGTCCGCATCACCACTCCTACCGAAACGGTCTTTGACGACGGCGAGGGTAAGCTGCAGACCATTTCTGGTACGACTGTTACCGACGTCGGCACCATCGACTACGCAACGGGTGTTATCACCGGTGTTACTGCAAGCGCTACGACCTACGCGTCTTACCGCGTGGATAACATTTCCGCTTCTGCAAACACCCCGCCTATTTACAGCAGCCTCGAGTGGCTGGACCTCGTTGCTGAGGACCAGACCCTGGCAGCGCGCTGGTCTATGGCTGCAGCGTATGACATGGAAACCCAGTATGGTCTCGACGGCCCGAAGATGCTCGAGGAGCAGGCAACGTCCCAGATTGTCAACGAGCTGAACACCAAGGTCGCTCACGACATGTTCGTGAACGCAGGTGCAGGTCAGCCTGTTGTCTGGAGCGCAACACCGCCTATCGGCCAGGGACAAGCTGGTGACCTTGCACACGACAATTCGTTCATCCGTGCAATCAACGCAGGTTCGCAGAGAATCTACGATGCAACGGGCAGACTACGTCCGAACTTCATGCTGGTCGGCTCCAGCGTCATGACTGTCATTCAGGGCATGACTCTGTTTAAGGCGGCAAGCACTCAGAAGACTACCGGCTCTTACTACGCTGGTACCCTGGGCGACAAGAAGGTCTACTGCTTCAGAGGCGGTATCCCGCACGACCAGTACGTCCTCGGTCACGTTTCCTCGAACGATGCTGAGCCGTCTTACATTTTCGGCACTTACATGCCGGTAACTGCTACCTCGGCTCTTATGGATGCAACCTTCACCGGCCAGCAGGGCTTCGCAACCTCGAACGCTCTGAAGATGGTCAACCCGAAGGCATTCATCCGTGGCGTTGTTACCAACCTGGTTTACTAATCCAGGACCAAAACGTAAAGGAGGATTACGATAATGAGCTTTACCGTTACCATTACCTATACGGCTGCTAATGACATTTTCAATATGGATAAGCAGACGCCGAATGTGAAGACGGTTGCCCCAATCCCGGGTCTGTCTTCCAGCACCCTTCCGGGTAAGTGGAGAGGTCCTTCCAAGGAGTACCTGTTCGCGGCTGACGATGCAACCGCACCGGAGTACCTGAAGGAGAACCTGTTCACGAATTCCAGTGGCGCAGTCACTGGTATCGCAAACCTCAGCCTGCTCACTTCTTCTCAGAAGCGGTGGCCTGAGTCTACTGCGATGGACCTGCTGAACATCCTGCAGGCATACCTGATTCCGCAGATTCCGATTTACCGCGCATGGCAGACGTTCAAGATGACTGCTGACCTTGACGGCACTACGAATACGTTCGATGTCGAGACGGCAGCAGAAGCATCCTTCTACGTCCAGGCCGGTGCGGCATTGAAGGATTACGGCTTTGAAGTCACTTCCGAAGCAGCAGCGGAGGACGGCGGCGAAGGCTAATCCAAACAAGGAGGGACGCTAGATGCCGAAACTCACGGTACAAGAATACCTCGATGATGTTTATCTAGAAGTCCCTTGGACGGAAGCTGAGATGAACAAAGGCGATGACATGAAGCTTCTCATGAAGGCTTTTCGAGAGCTGACCGAGAAGCTTCATGAACATGCCTTTCTGACCGTACCCTATCGGGAGCGGATTTCACTAGCTGACGTAAAGATTAAGGACTTCCTTAACGTCCGGCGTGCTCAGGTCCCAGCAGGCCTAAACGTAGACAATACCAGTGTCGGTAACGTCTTTACTAGCATCGCCGGAATGGCAGCAATTCCGAACAGCCAAGCGTACCACGCCTATTTTGACAGGTATGTTCAGCTGATGCTGGTTCAGCAAATCAAGAACACAGTTTCGGAAGACCTTCAGTGCTCATACGACGAACAGAATCGATGCCTTTATGTCGCAGCTAACGTACCGAAGCCGACTTATGTCACAATCGAGTACATTCCGTACTACGATGACCCGTCGGACTTGGTGTCAGAGTGGGCTCAGACCAGACTCAGACAGTTGGCAGTCGCCTATACAAAGATTTACGTCGGAACAAAGCGCAGGAAGGTCAGGCTCCCGAACAGC